GTATTCATTAATATACTTTTTTTATAATCCATAATTAATGCATGTCCATATAAATAATTATTATTACAATATAATTCATACAAATCATCTTTAATTGATGCTTTGACTTTAAAAATACACTCTTTAATTTGTATATCTTTATTATTTAATATAATACCAGAATTATTTGTTTCATTTAAATTTATAAATGTAATATGAGATACTTCATAATGCATAAAAGGAATATTCTTATATATTTCTTTATTATTATCAGTAAAATATGGGATACCTATATATAAAAAATTATTTGTATAAATTTTTTGATTAATATAATTATCAAAAATATCACGCATTATTTTAAATTTATCAATAAATAATGATTCACCAATATAATCTCCTTTAAAGTAAAAAATATTTTCACATGAAAAATAATTTACATTTGTTTTATTATATAAAGTTCCATAAATTATTGTATTATATGACAATTCTTTATCGAAAGAGATAATATAATTATTTATATTTATAATTTTATTATATTTGTTTAACTCTAAAAAATAGCATATATTATGCTTATCTTTATATGTAAACCATAAAAATCCTTTTTTCCCCTTTGGTATTAAAAAATATAAATCAGAGTAAACTTTTCTATGTAAAATTTTATCATAGGAAAGATTAATTTCGGGAAATTTATTTAATATATATTCATTATTTACCATAATAAATTAAATTATGACCTTTTCTTTAATTTATTTTATAAATATTTATCTTTATTTATTTTATTTACTTATACTTTAGTAACTGGAATATGATAAATTATTTCCATTATTTCCATTACTATCAGATAAGTTATTTACATTTAATTCATTAAAAAAATTCTTCAATTCATTTTTCATATCATTTTTTGTTTCAGGTGTTATATTTTTTAAATTGCTTATATCAGTTGTATCATCGTTATTTGATAAATTATTATTAATTACTGTTTCTTTATTATTTAATATAATTTTTTCAATATTTTTATATTCTTGTCCCGGTTTATTGACTAAATCTTTAATTTTTGGAACAGTTAATATATTAATAAAATATGTATATAAATAATGTAGCAAACTAATAATTACAACTGATATTATTATATAAAATACAAAATTATTTATCATTATTAATATTATTATATATTCTTTAATATTGATAAAAACGAAGAAATTTCATTTTTTATAATATTATTTGATATTTTATCTTTACTTTTATCATCTAATTCAAAATAAAAATCTATTATATTATTATCTTCTTGTTCTAATATAAATGTTAAAAATGTTTTTTCTATTTTGAAATATGTTTTTTTAATTTTTTTCTCTCTATATAACCTTGGAACACTATATATTTTTTCCTTATTATAGAAACTATTATCATATAATAATTCATATTCTTTATCATTATAACTAATATTATCCGAAGTAATTTTTACATCATTTTGATACAATTTATATAAATTTTTATTATTTAATTCAAAAATTCCATCATTTGAATAAAATATAATATATTTTATATTTTTTATTTCATATTTTTTTATTAATTCTATATTACCTTTTATATTTTGTAATTCTAGATTTTTAATATAAATCTTCATCTCAAAATATATTTATAATAAACTATTTAAACTGATTTATAATATAACTATTATCACATAAAATGCCATCTTATATTAAATTTTCCAATAATGAATATACTTTGCATAATGATAAAAAAATAGAAATTGACTCTCTATATAAAAAATGTGGTTTCAAAAAAGAAGAAAATTTTGTTAAATTATTTTCTTATAATAGTGATAATAATATTTTAGAATTTTGGGGACGCAACAAAGGTGATACTAAAAGTCTTAATTCCTATAATCTACAGCATTATAAATTTAAAGATAATATTTATGGAAAATTTTTATGTTTAATCAAAAAGGACGATGAATTCATTACTTTTGATGAAGAATATTTTAAAAATATTGATAGCAATATTTATAATATATATAATAAAAGTAACGATTATGATAAAACGGTAACTATGGATGAAGCTGATGATTCTGAAGATAATTTATCTAGTAGCGATGAAGAAGATAGTAGTTCCGAGGGTGAACCAGTTTATGATTCTGAACTACAATATGAAGAATATGATTACTCTGATTAATTATTTATTGTTAAATTAGAGTTTCACTACACATTTAATTTCTAACTAATAAAAAAAATTGTTTGAAATTGGTTGGTAAATTTTTATTACAATATGAATGTTTATGAGTGCCATCTGCTGTTGGAGCAAACGCATATGATCGCCCGTGTATTCCACCTGCTCCTACGCCACCTAATTGATTCATGCAAAATATTTTATTGCGATTACATCCACATACAACATATCTATTTCTAAATGCTACATGTGATGCTCTACTTAAATTGGTAGATGAAGGAATCCCTTGTAATTTAGATCCACCGCCAGAATTTCTATTTACTATTTTAGCGGAACCTGTAATAGCTGCATAATTTGTCGACATTTATATATAATATACTTATATAAAATAAAATAAGTTGCTAAAGATTAATATTAATTATAAATGCTAAATATTTATTATAAATGCTAAAGTATTTATTATAAATGCGAAAGTATTTATTATAAATGCTAAATATTAATTATAAATGCTAAATATTTATTATAAATGCTAAATATTTATTATAAATGCTAAATATTTATTATAAATGCTAAATATTTATTATAAAATTGAAATAAATAAATATTATTATTAATAATTATCACAACATGTATAAAGTTACTAATTCAGAAAAATTTAGAGAACATATTTCTGATAAATTATTTGAAATTATTAATAATAGATCAATAGTTAGTAACTTAGAAAAAGGCCTATATAACTATTCATTAGATGCTGCCACTAAAAAGAAAATTGTAAAGAAATGGGAAAATCAATATTTTGTCCAAATTTATTTAGATAGAGTTAAAAGTATATTTATTAATTTAACAAACAAAACTCTTTTAGATAAAATTGTAGAAAAAAAAATTAAAGCACATGAGCTAGCTTTCATGTCTCATCAAGAAATGAATCAGGAACGATGGAAAGAATTAATTGAATTACAACAAATTAAAGAAGAAAATAAATATACTCCTAAAATTGAGGCTTCTACTGATGATTTTACATGCTTTAAATGTAAATCTAAAGAATGCACACATTATCAACTACAAACACGCAGTGCTGATGAGCCAATGACAACTTTTGTAACATGTATTCGCTGTAGTAATAGATGGAAATGTTAGTTGTATTTAATATTTTATATTTAATATTTTATAATAAAATTGATATTTATATTTTTTATTACAATTATTTAAAGTTTCTAACTATATATTAATAATGAGCGATATCGAATTATCAGATGTTGAAGATACTAAATATGATAGCGAAAAAGAGGATAATGATGTTGAAATTTTACCAAAAAAAAAATCATTAGTCGTTGATTCTGATGATGAAGAAGAAGATGAGATTGATATTAATGATGATAGTGATGTAGATCCTGATATTAATGAAGATTTTGATAATGATGATGAACTAATATCAAATTTAAATGGTAAAAATAAGGTAAGTGGAAAGGTTGAAAATACTGGATATGATGATAATATTAGTCCTATTAATTCAGATGTAGATAGTGACGATGAAGATTATTTACAAAAATTTGATGAAAATATCAAAAAAAATTATATTGAAAATAACCACCCAGAATGTTTGATAGATAATTTACATTTAGTTGAATCTTTAAGTAAAATTACTAGAAATAGCGATGGAATTATTATTGATGATTATCACAAGACAGTTCCCTTTTTAACAAAATATGAGAAAACTAGAGTTATTGGACAAAGAATACAACAATTAAATAATGGAGCTAAAGTATATGTAAATGTAGCCGATGATATTATTGATAATAATGTAATTGCTGAAATGGAGCTTAAAGAGAAAAAAATTCCTTTTATTATTAGAAGACCGTTACCTGATAATACTTTTGAATATTGGAAATTACAAGATTTAGAGCTTATTGATTAATATAAAATTATCTAAATAATAACTATGATAAGTATAAGATTTATATTTAATTTTAATAATAATTTTATTAAAATTGAATAATATTTTTTTTATAAATAAATAAATAATGAAAATGATTACAAATTCTACAGAATACGATGAAGCGCTCTTTTGTAACCAATGTCTTAATGAAAATATCCCCAAACCTCATTATCATGTAACAATGATTAACTTCAATACTTATTGCCCTATACATAATGATATGTGTAATTATTGTAATAGTCCTAATCATAATACAAAAAGATGTCCCTTTGTAAAAATAAGAATATTATCTACATCTTGTCATAAAGAAGAATGTGTATTTAAAGGAAAAATACGTAAAAATTCTAATTATCGTTTAATTAGTAAAAAAAAATCACAAGAAAAAAACGAAAAAGTAATTGATATTGTTGAAGAAATGTCTAAAATGACAATTAATAGAAAACAAAAGATATCGTGGTTTGACGATGAAGATCAATAAAAAGTAAAAACTATACTAAATAAGTATTATGATGACTTTTTATATATTTATTTATATGTATTGTTTCTAGTTTATCTTCTAACGAATTAGATTTTCGTCGTTCTACTTTATGCGTTGTTTTATCAAGTGAAGAAAATGGTTTTTTTTCTTTATAGTCTTTATTCATTTTATTAATTTTATCTCGTATTAATTTTAATTCTTCATCATTTATTTTTTTACTTTTTATTAAAGCATTTGTTTTAACAATTTCTTTTTTTTCAAAAAGTGAAAAATTCTTACCCATATAATTTATATATTATATTAATATAATTTAATTCTCTTACTGTTTTTCATCTATCTTCCAACTAAAATTACATGAACTACAAATATAAATATATTTGACATTATCATCATCATATCTTACATAAATAATTTCGCGCGTTCCATCTTCTTTATTAGAGGGGCAGCTTTGATTTGGACATTTAATTGTGTTTGTTCTTGGCAATGACGGATCTAATTTTGTATATTTATTTATAATATATTTATATTTTTGATCATTTTTTATTAAATCATTATTACTTATACAAATACTTTCATTATTTGTTATTGTTTCTTCATTGCCACAATTTCTACAATAATGAATTAATTTATTTGAATTTGCTTCTGATAATCTTAAATAATACATATTATCACATTTACCACAAAAGTGCATTTTTATATAATATATTAAAATATTTATATTATATATCAATTTTATTATTTATTTGCTTATTTTTTCATGAAAATTAATTAGTTTTTTTTTTACTTTATTATAATCTATATTGGCATATAAATTATAAACACCAGTTGTTAAATATAAATCTTCACAATTTTTCATATTTTTATTTATAACATCAATAATATCATTATAATTTTCTTTAAATTTTTCAATTATTATATAATCAAATTTATCAAACCAATCTATATATATATTTTTTTCTAATATTCCGAGAATAGCTCCTTCCATGTTTTTATAACTAATTATTTTATTATAATTATTATTATCTTTATGCTTTGGTGAAATTCCTGGCTCATTTATCAATGGCATATTATCTAATAATGAACATATTGTCAATAATATACTTGATAATGTTTGACAGCTTGACCATTGTTCTCCTTTCCATGTATTTAATATGGATACACATACTTTCCCATTTACATATAAATTTGGATGAAATCGTGTTCTTCCATCATTTGTACTATACGTAAAGTTAGGTGGCTGATATGGATAATCAGATGGATAATCTATAGAAAATAAATAATATCCATAATTATAAGGCGTATTTTTTGGACCAATTATTAGAGCATAACCCTTTAAAATATTACTATCATCATGACAATAATATATACCATTATCATGTAATGGATTTTCTTTTATTTGTTTAATATCTTTTACTAATCGATTTACAGTTACCTTACTTATATATGTAGTCATTTACTATAAACTATTATATATTTTTATATTTAAATTAAGAAAGAAAAAATTGACATAAAAATATATTTTAATATATACATAAAAATGGCCCTACCAAATTTAGAAGATTTTTTGAAATTAAATGCAGTTAATAAAGGTCAACCATTTACACATACCAGAATAGGAGATAAAGAATCTAAAATTTCTGGGGGCTTATATAATATTATAGACAATAAAAAATTCTTAGATAAATATTATATTCATGTTTTTGAAAATCATAATAAAGAATATCTTACCGAGAAACAATTGGTTGAAAATGCTCCGTTACTTATAGATATTGATATGAGATATGAAAATAGCATTACAGAAAAACAACATACTAAAGACCATATTATTGATATGATGATGTTATTTGCCAATAAAATTTTGAAAATTTGTGATATTAAAGATGGGCAAGAAATTGATATTTTCATTATGGAAAAAAATGACGTAAATGTATTAGATACCAAAACAAAAGATGGTATTCATATGATTATTGGTATTCGATGTCATAAAGCAATTCATGTTCTTATTCGAGATGCTGTTATGTATGAATTGAAAGAAATTTGGGAAGATTTACCATTAACAAATAGCGCTGAAGATCTTGTAGATGAAGGTATTATTAAAGGAACTGTTAATTGGCAAATGTATGGTTCTAGAAAACCTAACTGTAAAGCATATATGATTAAATATCATTATAAAATTACATGGAAAAAAGATAATGACGATTGGGATATTATAGAATATGATATTGAAAAATTTAATACAAAAAAGAATATTCACAAATTATCTGCTCATAATGATGAATTTCCAATTATAGATATCAATGACAAATTCAAAGAAATGTATGAAAAAATCAAAGATAATTATGCTTCGAAGAAAAAAGCAAAACCACCCAGTAAATTAATTATTAAAGAATATAGTGGTTTCAGTTACAAAGATATTACTGATCAAAAGAAGCTAGATGAAATGATTAGTGATATGTTCAGTGATTTTGAAAATAATCCAATGGAATACGAACTCAAAGAAACACATGATTTTGTCATGATTTTACCAGATTCTTATTGGGGACCTGGTTCTTATAATAAATGGATACGTGTTGGATGGGCTTTAAAAAATACTAGTGAAAAGTTATTCCTTACTTGGATTAAATTCTCATCACAATCTAAAGATTTTAGCTGGGATGATATGGATACATACATTGATTATTGGCAAAAGTTCGATAGTCATAATCCTGATGGTCTAACATCTCGTTCAATTATGTATTGGGCTAAAATTGATAATTTGAAAGAATATAATAAGGTTAGATATCAAACTGTTAGTTTCTTCTTAGAATTAACTGTAAATCAAGCTACTGAATGGGATTTTGCTCAAGTTCTATATCAAATGTGTAAAGATCAATTCGTTTGTGTTAGTGTTAAAAACAATATTTGGTATGAATATATTAACCATAGATGGTTTGAAATTGATTCTGGCAATACTCTTAGATTAATTATTTCTAAGAAAATGCATGATTTATATATGCGAAAAGCTCAAGAAATTGTTAACGGAATGCAAAAGCTAGATCAAAGTGATGAGAATTATGAGCCATTAAGAAAGCGGGTTCAAAAATTAGGTGATGTTTGTGTTCTTCTTAAAAAAACTACTTGGAAAAACAATATTATGAGAGAAGCAAAAGAATTATTTTATGATAAAGATTTCTTAAATAATGTTGACCAAAACCCGTATTTACTCTGTTTCAATAATTATGTAATTGATTTTAAACAGAAAACACATAGAAATGGACATCCAGAAGATTATATCTCAAAAACAACAAATATTGATTATATTCCAATGGATAAATTTACAGATAAAGAGCATACAATTAAAGATGAAATTTACAAATTTATTGAAGAGTTATTTCCTAATAGTGATTTAAGAAATTATATGTGGCAACATTTAGCTTCGTGTTTAATTGGAACTAACGATAATCAAACGTTTAATATATATACTGGTTCAGGTCGTAATGGTAAATCTAAATTAGTAGATTTAATGAGTAAAGCAATGGGTGATTATAAAGCTACTGTTCCTGTAACATTAGTAACTCAAAAACGCAATAATATCGGTGGGACATCTTCTGAGATTGTTCAGTTAATGGGTGTTCGATATGCTGTTATGCAAGAGCCTACAAAAGGTGATAAAATTAATGAAGGAATTATGAAAGAAATTACTGGCGGTGACCCTATTCAAGGTCGCGCTTTATTTAAAGAAACAGTAACTTTCATTCCACAATTTAAACTTGTTGTTTGTACTAATACATTATTTGATATTAAAAGTAATGATGATGGCACTTGGCGTCGTATTCGTGTTTGCGATTTTATGTCTAAATTTTTAGAAAAACCATATGAAGACGAAGACAAATTTCCAAAAAATGAATACCCATACCAATATCCTATTGATAAACGTATTGATGAAAAGTTTGAAAAATGGGCTCCTGTATTAATGTCTATCTTAGTTGACATGGTTTATAAAAATAATGGTATTGTAAAAGATTGTTCTATTGTATTAGGAAGCAGTGATCAATATCGTGAAGGTCAAGATTATTTAGCTGAATTTGCGAAAGAAAAAATTATTAAATCAAACGGTGGTTCTATTAAGAAGAGTGAATTAGTAGAAGAATTCAAAAAATGGTATACTATTAATTATGGGAAAAATATACCAAAAGCTCGAGAATTATATGATTATATGGATAAACGCTATGGAAAATATGTTGGTAAATGGAAAAATATTGTTGTAAATTATGATGATGAAGCTGAAGATAATGAAGAAGATTAAATATTTTATAAAATATTTAACAATTATTTATATAATAATTTTTTAATACTTTATTATATAAGTAATGAATTTTAACAAATATATAAAAAAAAATTCAAATAGTAATACTATGGTCTTTTTAATAGGTGCTTCTATAATGATATTATCACATGGTATTCATGTTGTTGATCCAAATTATCACTTATTTTTTCAAGTTTCATTTATTATAGGTTATATTTTATTTATGTTTGAACCACTTTTTAGGGGCGAAAAAATAGATATTTACAAATTTGCTTATAAAGGAATAATTGTATTATTAGTAATTATAGGTATTATTTTAGATAATATATATGTTGAACGCGTTTACCATAATAAAGAAGAAGATAAAACAAAATTAAAATAAATTACAAGATAAAATATTATTTATAAAATTTTTCCTTTTTTCTTTATTTAAAAATTCTTCAATACTTTTACTTGTAAACATAATATCATCAAAAAGAAGAGTTATTTCTCCAAAAGTATGTAAACTATTTGGCCAAATACTTTTAAAAATATTTATTTTTTCATCATCACTAATACGCTGAACATAATGTTTTTGACTTTCAAATATAGCAATTTCTCTCATAATTTAATATATAACTTATCTATTAAATTATTATAAAAAGAATATTATTCAATTTTATTTTGTTTTTCAATATAAACATTATCACATATATTTTTAATTATTTTCTCTCTTCCTTCTTCAACAGATTTGCCACATTCACTCATTAATTTCGCAAATTCTTCTTGTTGTGATGGATTATTCATATAATTTGGATGTTCATCTAACCATACATTCAAGTTTTTTAATTGTTTTGATTCAATTTATTTTAAGGCCTTATTTATACATTCTTTATTTTCATCTTTTTCCCATTCATTATTTTTTACATATAATGTTTCTCTCTTTTTATCTGTACAATGTAATGGTCTTTCATAGAGAGAAAGTTTATTCATATTTTCCATTATAATATTACTTATGCCATTTATTTGTCCTTTATCTTTTGTTGTTAATAAATTTTTCATGGAAATTTCTATTTTGTTTATAAACTCATCCATTGATATAGCATCTTTACATTTTTCATTTAAAAATAAATTAATATTAAACTTTTGTTTTATATTATTATTATTCATGCCAATTTTTGGTATTAATTCGCTAATTTGGTCTTGTTGTTTCATTAATAAACCGCGCATTTCCTTATTTTCATTTATTACTTGTAAAAACATTGATTTATAATCTAAATCGTTTTCATCTTTATTAACTAGAAAATTATTATCTAATTCATTATTTATAATTTCTTCTTTGCTATTATCATGTTTTTCCTTATCTATAAAATTACATTTTTTTTTATGATTATATAAACTCTGTGAATGTTTATAATTTTTACCACAATTACAAAAAAACAGTTTTTCGGAACTTTTATCATCAGTATTGATAAGTATTTTATGTTTATTAGTTAATAAATGTCGATTAAATTGACTTTTACGTGACGTATAATAGTTACATTTCTCACAATAATAATTAGCGGAACTTTCTTGAACCTTTTTATCAGTATTTTCGAACATTATTATCAGTATACTATACTTATATAAAAAGTTCCTAAATTATTTTCAAAAAGTAAAAATAAAAGTTCAGTAACACTTTATAATTTTTAAAAATATAAATAAGAGCATTATGGTGTAAACTCATTTTTTGCGTTTTTTTTTACAATTCTCAAATCGAAAAATTAAAATTGGACATTTTTTATGTCCATTTTTAAAAAATTTTTTAGAGAATTAAAAAATGAAAAAATAATAATTTAGCTAGGAGGAAACCTTAATTTTATAAAATAAGAAAAAATTATTTATTTTATAAAGCTTAATCTTCTACTTTTTCTATATATACATTATCACATAACTTTTTTATGATTTTCTCTCTTCCTTCTTCTACTGATTTACCACATTCACTCATTAACTGTGCAAATTCTTCTTGTTCTACAGGATTATTCATATAATTTGGATGTGTTTCTAACCATACATTCAAGTTTTTTAATTGTTTCGATTCAACCTTCTTTAATGCTTTATTTATGTGCTCCTTATTTTCATCTTTTTCCCATTTATTATTTTTTACATATAATGTTTCACGTTTTTTATCTGTGCAATGTAATGGTCTTTCGTAGAGAGAAAGTTTGTTCATATTTTCCATTATAATATTACTTATACCATACGCCTGTCCTTTTTCTTTGGTAGTTAATAAGTTTTTCATAGAGACCTCTATTTTATCTATAAACTCATCCATTGATAATGCATCTTTACATTTTTCATTTAAAAATACATTAATGTTAAATTTCTGTTTTATATTAGTATTATTATTATTATTATTATTGTTATTACCCATCTTAGGAATCATTTCATGTATTGTTTTTTGTAATTCACTATTTTGATTAATTAATTTTAATACTAATTCCTTCATATTATCTTTGTTATCGGGTAATAATACATTATCTTTCTCATTAATTCCTTTACATGTTTTTTTATGCGTATATAAACTTTGTCTATGTTTATATTCTTTCCCACATTCACATATATAATTTGCATTTGAGTCGCATTTGTAAGTATTATGTAAGTTTTTATGTTTTATGGTAAGCAAATGTTTTTCGTAATCATTTTTTTTACTACTTTTATAATTACATTTTTCACATAAATATTTATGTGCGATTTTGTGCGATTTTTCTGTAAGCATTTGTAAGTATATTATACTTACATAAAAATCTCCTAAATTATTTTCAAAAAAGTAAAAAATAAAAGTTCAGTAACACTTTTAAAAATCCAAAATTATAAATAAGAGCATTATGGTGTAAACTCATTTTTCACTTTTTTTTAACAATTCTCAAATCGAAAAATAAAAAATGGACATACTTTTTATGTCCAATTTTAAAAA